ATGGAGCTAAGATAACCTTCTTTATATCACCATCTGTCATCCTGTTTAGTACGACCTGCGCTACCTTTACCTGACAATGCTCAGGCTCTCCACGAGCTTCAAACCATACTGTCATCGTTAACCACAATAGCATTTCAGCCATTAAAGCCTCCTATAGCATGAGTCCTATGAGATACCCAATTATGACTAGAATCACCACTATCGGAGTAACGGCTATGCCGATCATCAACCACTCGTGGTAGCTAAAACGTCTCATAAACTTATTTTTTATCATCTGTGACCTTCGTTACAAAGAACCGGCGGTTATGGGTAAAGCCGTTGGTTTTAAGCATCCCACGCTGGACGAGGGCTGCTAGACTAGCCCCAAGACTAGATGGAGAGATTGTATCGCCTCCCAGCGGCTTATTGAGCAGGTCACTGCGCCTAGTACCGGGCCATTTTTTGATATATTTGATGATGTCCAGCATCGCCATCGTCATGCGCTTGAGGGGCTTGGCACGGCTCTCACGCTTGTAATCGCGCATCTCGACCGTCCGCATCGTCCTTGCTATAGCCTCACGATCCTTTCTCTCTCTATGATTCTTACTGATGTTGAGGATGTCATCGGCTATGCCTGCCAGTGAGCCTTTACCAGTCAGCTTGCAATACTGTCCACCTACCGGGTAATAGTGTTCCATTTTAATCTCCTAAAAAATATAGCTTGTTTCAATTAAGCATCAAAACTTTTGTCAGCACTAGGCTATTTCGCGCACGATACATCATCTGGAGAGATGAATTTTTGAATCTTATATATAGCATCCTCCTTACCACGACCAATAATAACAGTATGCCCAATTCTCTCTAGGTACTCAATCCAGTCCTGTTGAGGCTCACTGATTACACCCCCCTTCTCTCGCTTCATCTCGATCCATAAGCTCCACTCCGGGACAAATAGATCGGGAACTCCAGCAGTTACCCCCTCAACCTTTAACTTCATGGCACTAACTTTAGACCTCAACCCACCATTCGGTATGGCGAATATCCTAATCGGGAAACTTCTCCTAAACCACTGCACCAACTCCCTCTGTTCCTCATGCTCTGTCTTCATTCCCAGCTCCTTTGTGTAACCCTAAAAAACTTTCCATCCAACTTGTACCTTATGTTTTTAGGGGCTTTTAATGTGTTCAAAAATATAGAGTTCCTTCCCATATCATTCAAAATATTAAACTCTGCGGCAGACATAACCTTGCATTGCCTAGATCGCTGCGCCATCATAAACAATGTCGCCACAGCTTTAGTACCGGCAAATCCCTCATGTTTAATGCAAAAGTATTCGCTCACAACCTTATCCGATAGCTTATGCCCGTAATATCTTACAAGTAGCATATGCTTCCCAGATTGCTGGCTGACATGAGGACTCCACTTCCACGACTCGACCCCCATATCAATACCGTCGATGCCCATAATGTCATCATTACCGAGCTTCAACTTTGGCCTAGCCTTTACTGGGAACGGTGTGCCGCAGGCAGGGCATACCATTACTGATATATGCACAATCTCTTGGCAGTTATCACAAACCTTTACTGGTGCTTCCCCATCACCATCCCCGCCCTTTTTAGGCGGCTCGACATTGGTAATAGGGCCATGCCGGTGAATATTGCCTGCAAAATCCAGCACTAAGCAATGATCTGTATGGAGCTTAGGCCGCATTCCTCGCCCAGCCATCTGGATATAAAGGCCCACGCTCATGGTTGGGCGCAGCAGGACTATCAAATCCAGATCCGGGTGGTCAAATCCAGTGGTGAGTACATTAGCGTTCGTAACGGCTTTTATTACCCCACTACGAAACTCTGTCAAAATTCTGGTGCGCTCCCGTTTTGGCGTATCTCCAGTGACCATCTCTGTCACGATCCCGCGCCGGTTCAATTCTGCGGCAACATTCTCTGAGTGCTTTATGCCAGAGCAAAAGAATAACCAAGACCTTCTATCCCCAGCTAATCGTATAACCTCATCCACAACACGCTGATTTTGATCTGCCGTATCAACCGCAGCCTGTAGCTCACTCTCAATAAATTCCCCGCCGCGCTTGTGGACTGAGGACGTATCAAGTTCTGCCTCTGTCTTTTTAGACCTTAATTTTGCCAAGAACTCTTTATGGACTAGCTCCGGGATGTCAATAGATTGGAGTAGCTCATCGAATATGGCGGGCTTGTCGGTGATGACACCATGCCCTAGACGGTAGGGGGTAGCAGTCAATCCTACGACCCTCAGATTTGGATTGATTAAGGTCAGGACATCTATCAGCGTCCGATACCCGCCCTCAGTGCCATGACCAACTAGGTGGCACTCATCAATAATGATAAGGTCTATATGACCAATCTCACGCCCGCGCTTTCTAACCGATTGGATACCGGCAAAAGTAATAGGCTGTCCAAGCTGCCGCAATCCCATGCCTGATGAATATATCCCCATCGGAGCATCGGGCCAATGCTCAAGCATTCTGGCGGCATTCTGCTCGATCAGCTCCTTGACGTGCGTCAGCATCAGGATTTTAGTATCGGGCCAGCTCTGTATTGCAGCCTTGCAGAAAGCGGCGATGATGTGACTCTTGCCCGAGCCGGTGGGCAGGACTAGGCATGGGTGCTTGAGCTTGCTAGTCCTAAACCAGTTGTCCAGATCGTCCAGAACTCGCTGCTGGTAGTCCCGTAGAGTTACCTCACTCATCCTACAATCCTCGCATCAAATATCATTCGCGTATCAATAATGTCCTTGGTGGGATTGGCGCAGGCGTTTGGGTTTGCCACCATCTCTTTGCTTGAGAAGCAGTTGCAATCAACAGCACCATTATTGACGGGCTTTCCGTCAATGATATATACCGCCTCATGCAGACTCTCGCTGCCGCCCATCTTCCAAGGTACTAGGTCTGGGTGCAATACATGAGCATTGCAGCCAGTGCGTTGATTCTCTACCGCCAGCTCAAGATTGTCGTATCTGGCGCACGTCCATTTAGAGTCTGGCGTAGCCGTAGAGTGGGCGCAGGTACGGCAGTTCACCTCTTTGGTGAGCTTGGTGTCGTGGCAGAATGAATGAGCTGGACACCACTTGCATTGATACCAGTCTGGTGCAGCTCCAGCACATGGCTCTGGCATACGATCCAGCATCGTGATTCTTTTTCCACGAGCTATATACTTTTCCGCCACTTCCTTTACATATCTAATACGTTCTGTATAGATGCGGTCATCGTCCTTGCAGACCCCAACGTACAGCGCCCGGTCAATCTTCTTGCCCAGCATATAGACCTGCATCTGGATATAGTGCATGGGTTTACTGGCCTCGACACCAGACTTTACCAAGTCATCAAAGGACTTCTTGGAGTGGGTCTTGAACTCGGCGATGTGCTTCTTTGTCGGAGCTTCAGGCACTCCATGTGTAATCACTCCATCTAGGCTACCTGATACATGAGAGCCAAAGTCTACGCGGCTCTGAGAGCCACCAGTTGACACTATATTGATGCCAATAGATCGGAGGTCGCTAACGATTTGAGCCTCCTCATTCTGCCCTCGCCGGAAAAGGCGCAATAATCTGCCATTAAACTTCTCTACTACCGCCCACCGAAATGATAGCCACAGCCATCTATCACACGGATGTCCTAGCGTTGACGCGCCAATATGTGGGCGTGGCGGCTCTTGCCGATCCTCATGGGCGCGGTCTATCAAGGCAGATAATGAATTAATCGGTTCTGGAATTTTCATATAATTACCCCCCCCCTTTCGGGAGGGGACTCCTATTACTTAGTTGCCCAACTTGGGCCATTGGCTGATTTCGGCGCAGAAGTCTTTAATGCTGAAGGCATTGCACCACCTAATGCCTTGTAAGACTTGATCTTATTCTTATCGCCATATTCTTCGCTACGCTCTATCCCTAGATCAATTTTCATACTTGCACCTATCAATTGATCTGAGTCAGTTGCTGAACTAATACCCCCGGCAAGCATAATAGAGGCGAATTGCTCACGCCCTATCTTTTCAGCCGTTGGATTTGCATTACGAATATTGATATTCGTGAACACAATACGACCCTGATGCGTTGGGCCGGTGATGTCAAAACGAACCGCAATGTATTGACCTGTTCCAGACTTGGTTGCCTTTACCTCAGACCCTGTTATTGTCGCATCGTACCAACCCACTGGAAGTGGATCAAAAGAGTTAGAGGGCTGAGACATCTTGCTTAGATCAAATGTTTCACCTAATGAGGCCATTTTTATTACTCCTTAATTTGAATTGAAAAGCTGG